AAGAACCGTTCTGACAGCTTCGGCTTTGAACTCTTTAGAGTAACGTTGGGTTTTTCTGCTCATTATTAGCTCCTTCTGATGCCATTCTATTTCAGGAAGGAGTGTCCGTTAAACTCAGGCTACCTCAGATTGGCGTTAAACTCCCTTTCCTGCAGTGCGTAATTGCGGTCATCAACTTTGGCTCTGTAATCAAAGTTCCGCTGATCAACGTCTTTATTATGTTCAAACTGAGACTGCGCAAATTCAAAATCGCGCTCGTTATTTTTCTGTTGCTGAGCAAGCTGTGCTTCTCGCAAACCAAGCTCCTTACGACGGGTCATTGCCTGGTCAACGGTGCTGAATCCTGCAAGTAACCCCTGTGCAAATCCGCTCATTCACTACTCCTTAAAACAAAGAACCAGCAATGCCGCCAATTACTGCACCAGCAACAGCGCCAACAGGACCACCAACGGATGCGCCAATAGCCGCCCCCGTACCGATTCCCGTACCGATATTCTGCTTGTGCTGCGCTTTCTGTTGCGCCGCCATCTGCTTGTTCACAGCCTCAATTTCTTCACGTCGTCTGTCGGCATCACTTATTCCCTGTAATGCCTCACGCCGCGACTGATTCGCAATATCCAGTAAACCGTATCCCATATGTCCCCCTTACGCTGACACCAGTTGTCCACCAACACTCAGTTGCTGTCTTGCAGGTGCAGAAGCACCCGTCAGTATGTTCATCTGGCGATCCTGCTCTGCTTCACGGATACCATTTTTCGCGCCAGCAATTGCCAGAGCATTACGTAAACCCAGCGTGTTACTGTTAGGATTATCCGGGCGGTTTACCCCGTATCTCGCCATCTGGTTATCCTGTGCCATCTGCGCTGTACGGAGACTGGAAGTGGCAAGGCCGCCCACCCGGGCAAGCTGTGCATTCATCAGACTGTTGTTCTCACCAAGGTCAGCCAGCCTTGCTATACGAGGCAAATATCTGGTGCGCCAGTCGTCGTATTGTTGGCGTGTCAACGCGGCAGAGGTTTCCCAGTCACCCCATGGCCTGCCAGCGCCTGAATAACCAGCCCTTGCGAGAGTTTCGTATTTGCCATACTCCATAATTACAGCCTCCAGTTCTGAGCCCGATTCTGAATAGCGTTAGCGCCGGTACCTGGCGTTTTAGAGCCTCCACTTCCGCTACCGCCAGCCTTATGCATTGCATAAGCCCCAACCGCGCCAAGACCAGCGCCAACAAGAGAGGCGCGCCCCTGTTGTTTCGTAAACGCCGCCTGTGCATCTGATTTGGCTTTTGCCAGACTGCTGTCTGCCAGAGAGTTAAAACTCTGTAACGCATCCGCCTTCTGACCGGAACCGAGCGCGGCAACATCCTGTAGCCCGGCAATATATTTATCTGCCTGCGACACCTGCCCCCGTGTGGTTGTGTCAATCTGCCCGGTCACCTGGTCGCTTTGATTTGCATCCATTACCGCATTAAAACGACCACTGGATGGGTCAACGCCGGACTGAGCAAGATTACCCGCCAGCTCCCTTCGCGCTTCACCAAACTGTTTCTGATAACCAAGATTTGTTGTGCCAGCGATATTTTCGTACTGCTGTTCACTGTTAAGGTCATCGACCTTTTCCATGAAGTTATCTTCTGCCGGACGGAGGATATTTTTGTAATCCTGCCACCCTTTCCATGCCACCTCTTCCTGTGCTATTTGCGCTGCTGTTGGTTTTACTTCGGTATCACCACCGCCTTTACTTCCGCCCATAATGTCTCCTCAGATAACAAAAAACCCTGCCGGGGCAGGGTCAGAATGTGAAGTGCAATGTTGGTTTACACACGATGATGAATACAGTGGCCGTCAGACCGCTATCCTGAACACCATGAAGCCATCCTCATCATCCGGCATTCGCTCAAAGCCCAGTCGTTTTCCCAGCCGGATAAATCCTCGCCTTGCCGTGTGGAATTCAGCCCAGCGTCCGCCAGCCAGACGGGTTAATGTCCTCACCTCCGGCAGATAACGCTCAACGCTGTTACTCCCCGTACACACACCCAGCAACACCAGAACATAAGGGATGCCATCGTCACGGAGCACAGAACGCAGCACCAGAAAACCATCAGGGGCTTCAAAGCAAAACGCCTGCTTTTTAAGGCAGGCGTCTTTAACTTCATTCATAAACTCAGGGTTGCGGGAATTTCTCACAACACGCTTCATATACCGGAGAATTTTGTCGTCCATTCTCTCACCTGAAACGGGTGCCATATCGGCTGAACCTCAACAACCAGTTGACGGGGACTTTCGTCCCCGTCGCGGTTTTCCTACTGCTTACACTGTAAGAACGCCGCAAACTCCGCCCCCCCACAAATTCAGCCGGAACTCACACAGCGAACCGTGTAACATCCAGATGGTGAAGATTACCGTCATACAAATTGTGACGGTGATAAGCGATTTTTGCGACATAGCGCTTGCCTCCAGAGTGGAGAGGCGCTAACCTTCTACTTGTCAAGGTACGAAGTGTTAGGGCCTCGGGTTAAACAAATGTTTGACTCGGGGCCTTTCCACATCAGGCCTTCAGGTTCACCCTCCAGCCATCAGCCGAAAGGCACCCGCGCATAATCTACGATCTTTACCCTGAACGGGCAACAAAAAACCCGCCATCACAGCGGGTTATGACATATTGCCGGGTATTGCTCAGAATTTCAGACCAATACCAACAGTAACCCCGCTTGTGCGCCAGTCACCAGAGCCAGAGCTTTCATACGCGACATCCATAGCAACACTTTCATTCAGGTTAAATTGTGCACCCGCGGCCCATGCAAGTGCTGTTTTTTTGGTACTGTTGCTTTCAGAAAAGCTACCAGCGCCATGATTAAGATTGTCGTTAATTTTTAAATCAGTGGTGACTTTTGCAACCCCCATACCAGCCATTGCATACACACTGAGGTATTCGTTAAACCGCCACGAAGGGCCAGCCAACAAACTCCAGTAATTCGCCCTGATATCTGTTCTTCCTGAAGCTGCGGGGTTTTGATCTGCGGGCTTAACATCAATAAATGCCTGCGCATTAGTCATGGAGCGCACCCATGTAAAAGAGGTTATAACCCCCAGCTCATCAGTTATCTCGTAACGGTACTTGATGCTCATCCCCTGAAGGCTTTTGGCTTTGCCGTCATGCCCTCTGACAGAAGCATCTGCATATTCACCAAATGAGTTGAAATAGTTTTTATTTACAAAGTTGTTAAAGGTATCAAGATTATGAAGACTTAAATCCTTAACAAAATGATTCAGTCCAGAGAGCTGAAGATGAGCAAATCCGAGAGAAACGGTACTGTTCCCCATCTCTGCATAGACTGGCGCAGTCAGAGAACACATCACAAGAGTTGTGCACACAAAAAAAATACTGGAATGCTTCATTTTTAGAATTTTCCTATACTAAAATAACCCTGTATTATCTAAGATAAAATAAATTCCATTATTTAATATTCACGTCAACCATAACATCAGTCATATATTGATGAATTAATAACCAAAACCTTATCTATATAAGGCTTTCGAATATCCTATGTTGCACCACCGGAATAATGCTCACAGGAATATATTTTATTTCCTGTAGCACCAGTAGACGTGGTGTAAATCGGGCGGTCATAAGGTGTACGCTGCCAGTTATAATACCCAACCAGTGCAGGCATAATTGCGCATGGATATCCAAGGTCCTTCTCAAACTTGATATCAACAGGTATTAACTTTGCGTCCAACAGCATCATTTCGCCATGATAAATCATCTCACCGTCATGGTTATACATGGCGATACCATACTCAGAAGGTGGAGTAACCATATTCGCGAAAGCATAAACAGTCGTAACACCAGGATTCGTTCCCTTGACAATTACATGAAGCCTCAGGGCATGATATCCATCTATCTGTTCATGCGTGTACATGACATCAGCCTTCTTCTCTGTTCTGATAAAGAAAAAACAACTTTTATCAGATGGAATTGATGTTTTAAAAAAAGCCTTTTCAGTCGCCGGTATGGTGCCTTTATTGATCAGGCATTGAGGTGTAAACCCCGGACTGATCCACAAACTGCCATCTGGTTTCGTAATACTTAAACCATACATACAACTCACCCCCAGAATGTATAAATATATGACCCCATTCCCTGCTCAAGATTAGACCACGTCACCGTATTGCCATTAATGGTTATCTTAGGTACTTTCCGGTCCGCAAACACATTATTCCACGGAAATAATGAACAGACTGCCTGCAATGTTTTCCCTTCAGGTTTATTCGTATACGTTTTTGATCCAGACTCCGCCGTAAACCTGTCCAGGTAAAATATGGGGGTAAGCACGCCTGTCACATCAACATTATTTTTGTCATAAATTGAAAAACCGAATGCAGCCAATATCAGCCTCCCGTTCAGCTCAATCTTCCGATTCGGACAGCCAGTCTTCCGTTTTCATCATAAACTTCAATTTTATCATTGCGGATCACCAGCCCCACATTCTGATTAGAGTAACGAATGGTCAGTTGCCCCTGAGAAGTAACACTAAAAAGGCCACCAATATTCAGATTACCCTGAGAATCAACCTGAAAGTTCCCGTTCTGAATAACAGCACTGCGAATCACCGGCGAGGTGATACTTACCCCGGCCTTTACTTCATCCGCGACAATTTTCTGCGATACAAGCGTTTCAATCACCGCGTCAGAAATCATCGCTTTAGTAATCACGACTTTTCCGCCAGAAACTGCAAACGGATAGGCCGTGTTATCAGGATCGTTCGGGTCAAAGACAAACAACTGCGACGCGGATATTGCCACCTGACTTACCGCACCTCCGCTGCTGTCTTTTCCGGCAACAATGCCGATTCCGGCTGTCACCCCATCAGCTCCGGCTTTCTTTGACCACATGGACAGGAAAGCTTTACTGCCTCCTTCATCCAGTTTAGTGATTCGCTCATTAACTTCATTTAGCGATTCACTTGTTGATGAGTCCATATCGGTTATGCGGGTTTCCACGCCACCAATCGTTTTTAATGTCTCCTCCCTGAGATTACCCACAACCTCAGTGGTCTGCACGCCAGCTTCCTGTACTGCCCGCCCTTCGGCATCCTTAATTTCCTGCCGTAACTCCTCCACAACAGGAGAATTCGCCGCTTCTTCCTTGATCTGGTCAATCAGCGCCTGAACAGAAATTTGTGTCTGTGCAGCAACACCACCGACAGCATGCCACGGTCCTTTAACGCCAGCAGCATTCACAAACCTGATCCAGTAAAATCCCGACCATCCCGGGTCAACCGGATCGCCGTAAACCTGCCCCGGTGTGGTGGCAACCAGCACGGCATCAGCAAGGTCGTCTTCCGTACCCCGCCAGACTTCAGTCAGTGAATGACCTCGATAATTGGGCATATCCCACTCAAGGAGAACCGAGCCAAATCCACCTGTCGCTTTAAAATTCAGCGGCTTCGGGGGGAAATCCACAACCATCAGGCTACTGTCTATCTCTACCCCCGGATTCAGGGCGTATGAGCCACCACCAGAAGCACGACGACGAGCCAGCTTCAGACCAACCAGTTCTTCACGGGTCACAAAGGCGTGACGTCCGTCACCACGCTGCCCTGTGCCAATCTCCATATTTTCCACAACCGCAGATAAATCCTTCCCTGCGCGCCACGGTTTTTTTGTCATATCGGTAGCTCCGACATTGATGTACTGAGTGTGATACGTTCAACCTGACCAAAACCGGAAACCAGTACCTGCCAGTTTTGCCCGGTTGCAGCAGGTAATCTCACCACGCTTCCCGAAAGGCTTCCCGGAGCAAGGTGAATCACTGGAACATCATCAGCCAGCACTGTAATGCCCACCCGCTCTGGCGTCGGAGACTTCACCCTGAGACAGGAAAACGAGGTTCTTTCCGGAAGGGAAAAGACTTTCGAATGCCATCGTATTAATGACGGCAATCTTCCACCGGCCATCGCAGACATGTTTTGCCCTGAGACTACACGCATAACATCGTTAACCAGATCAACACATGCGCAGTCAAAAGGTGTGCTCAGGTGCCGGATATCCATACCTGCCGGGTTAAAGACAAACACATCCTTCTCACCATCCGGTTTTGTGTAACAGGCAATGTATTCACCACGCCAGGGATAAGCCACAATGGAGGCCGGATTAAACTGAGTCTGCCACTGCTCCGGTGAAATAATCTGTTCCGTCGCCAGCGCGGCATTGCCGTTTGCATCAACAGACACAAGACCATTTGTTCCCGCATACAGCACAAATCCCTCCATCGCAACCATACTTTGCCTGCTCAGACACGCCTGCATTGACGGGATTTTTGAACCAGAAATTGTGGACGGTGAAACCCCACTGAACAAATAAGGCTCGCCCTTTGTCGCCACCACCAGTGATGTTCCTAGCGGACAGACTGCCACGATATCTTCAGCCGTTGTGTGACGATTCACTTCGGGCCATGCATACGGCAGATACGCTTCCGAAAACATTACCTCATTACCGGCAAATCCGGCGGCAATACCATTCGCCATCAGGCAAAGACCTGTCATATTCTCCGGCGGCGGCAGGTAATCCCATGTTGCAAGAGAAGGTCCGAGGTTTTTCGCCGGTATGTTGTCCGTGTAACTGAGCACGGATGCTTCAAGCTCAGCCACGAGTAAAAAATCGGCCTCTCCGCCCCCTGAGACAGAACGATAAATACGACGACGATTGATGTTTGCGTCCTGCAACGGAACCGGAGAGAGTGTTAACTGAACCGGAGTATCAGGGATCCCCACGGTGACTTCCAGCGATTCAGGTCCGGGAGGCCCTTCCTCACCATACGCCGATACAAAGGTTTCGGTATAAAAGCGGGTTTCATCATCATTCGGATTTTCGTCAGTGGCACCTTCTCCCTTCTGAACGGTACAAACAGGTGCTGTTGTCGGTGCGGGGATCCCCAGACGATATGATGCCGCAGGGAAATTACCCTCTCCTTTGGTGGCAATTTCAGCAGCCGTGACTTTTGGAAATTTTCCGTCAGTGTAGTAGATCCTCCCGTAATTATCCTGAGCAACGGGACTACGGATCACATCCACCACATCCGGCCACGCAAACCAGAAATCATCACGGTAATGAAAAATTGTTTTTGGCTTAATTGTGAATGTTTTCTCAACCCCGGATATCTGACGTTCTGGTGTAATAACACCAAACCGGAAATGGCAGTCCTCCGCCAGTACAGCGGAATGCTCGGGCAGCATGGATGTCACAACGCGCGGCATCATCCCACGCATCGTGGTGATATCGATATAGGGCATAGAAATTCCTTTGACTGCTTCAGGCTTAAAAATCAGGGGATTTATGATGGAATTCGCTAAAATCGCGATCGGCATCACTGAAACAAAATGCCTTGCATGACATTCTGATGATGACTAAATAACTTCATTGATTATTGCAATTTTCTTTCGGTTTGGGGGAGCATATTGCTCCCCTTTTTTCACTGCATTATCATTGCCGCTGTAGCAACGAGAAGCATCACTCCGCACACGCAAGATGTTTCACACTCACACCATACAGTCCATTTTTCGCCATTCCCGTATACAGAAAGCTATTCACTGTCTTCATGTGAATTCCCATTTCACTGGCAAGGCGACATCATGTACCCCTTTCAATTTTTCCAGATTCAGCTGAATAAAACGGCGTCCCTGATACATACTGCGCATTAAATGGCCCAACTGACTATCACAGATTATTAACCAGGATTCTTTACTATCCAGAATAATCCTGCGATTTTCCGGCATAAAAAACTCTTGAACCAGAATTACACGGCATCCTTCACTCCATCGTATTAACATGTTTATTACTTCACTCTCTAATAACCCCCCCTATACATGACAACAAAAACCGGAGCCGGGCTCCGGTTTTGTGAAGCTGTCGGCTATTTCATCCCGCCAATATTTTCCCACGTCCCGTCAGCACGCAGGATTTGCAGCGGTCTTACCACGCACTGTATCTGCTTTTTATCCGCATCCAGTATCACCACCTGCGTGATTACCCTGTCCTGCTCCGGGATAATGCCATTCTCATCGGACTCCAG